TCTGCTTCAAGAATTTTTTCAATTTTTGATTTAATATTTTCCATAAAATTACCTCCGATCTTTAAATCATCAATTACTTTACTTATTGAAGTTCGTTTAAGATATTCTCCAAATTTACCTGAGTTATAATACTTAATTTTACTTAAATTAGCTATTTTATAAATTGGAAATGAAAAAACAATTTTATCCGGAGTAATAATTTTCCATACTGAATGAGCTAAATTTGCCTTCTTTTCATAAACAACTTCATTTCCAATATTTCTAGAAGCAACTATTTTTTTAACTAATGCATTACAATCTGCAGGATTAGTAACAATAGACAATTCAGTAAACCTAACTCCCTCATTAATAAAAAATGCCCTTATAGGCCTACCTTTAGCTATAGATGCTTTAGGAAAATCCCATAATGCAACAAAATCTTTCTTTAAATTTAACATATGCTCACATTTGGGTGAAATTTCTGATTCTATATAATGACCACAAACTGAACAAATAGATTTATCTACTGAAGCTCCCATACTCACACTATTAAGAATGCCTGTCTCAATATTTCTAGCTAAATTAGGATAGGCTACTTTATCTATTTTACAAAGACATTCAATATATTTCTCTCCATTTTCTTCTTCTACCGGATAGGCATCTATCACTTTTCCTACAGTATTTAGAGGGTTTGTATCATGATCTAAAAACATATTTCTACCAACAAAAGTTTTGTAAGATCTTAAAAGTTCATCCCATAAAAAAGCATCACCATTCTCATTAAATCCCGAAGTTTCGTAAGCAGAAACTGCTCGTGCACTAAAATATAAAAAATCTTTATTGTAAGGCTCAATCTCAGTAGAAGCGTATTTAAAATTAGGAATTACTTTTAGATTTGTCAGAGTTCCTATTTTTTTTATCATTAATCTTACTCCTTTTTAGCAAAAAGTTTTCAAAATCTTTTTTATTTTTTATTATATTTATTTTATTAGCTGTTCCTATCTTCTTTATTGCCATTTCCACTTCCTAAATCAATTTTAAAATCTTCATCAATTAATTTATTTTCTTTAGCTTCCTTTACTAATTCATTAATAACATTAAAACATTTCTTTTTATAAGAGATTCGAAATTGATTAAAACTTCTATCTGACATCCCACTAATTCGGGCTAAATCTAAAGCTTCACCCATTAGCCTTATAATTGATTCAATGCTCTTTTCTATAAAACTTTTCATACTCTAAACTCCTTAAACAATACAAAACTTTTCTCTATTTAAAGAAATCAAAATCGACAAATAATTATTCTTCTGAACCAACTTCAGAAGGTAATGGAGAAGTTTCATTTGGTAAAGGAGGTAACTCTTCAGGAATGGGAGAAAAAACTCCACCTAATTCGGTTCCTGCTCCTAAATTTGATCCCAAAGGAAAGTTTTCAGGAGTAGATTTAGAAAATTCTTTTGGAATACGATTTTCTTTATCAAATACAGTGCCTTTTTCTTTCTTTAAAAGTTCCATTTCTTTATCTACATCTAAATTCTTAAATTTACTAAAAAGAGTTTTAGTACTAATATAACCTCTTCTATGTAATTCAATATAATCTTTCTTTTCTTGTTCTTCTCCTTCAATATCTAAAGATTTATACCAAACTATTTCAGGAAGAATTAAATCTCCTCTTTTATCTCTAAACTTATTTAATTCTGCAATAGGACGAAATACTTTATTTATCATCCAATTTTCAAACAAATCTCTTACAGATTGATAATATTTTATCAACTTTTGATAGGCCATAGTTTTTGTATTAGATATAGATAATCCCCCTCCAAACAAAAATTCTTTAGTTACACCTAATCCAGCTAACAATTGATCTTGTATATAATTATATTCATTCAAAATAGGCAATAATTTTCCAGATGCACTATGAACTTCATATTTCACAAATGGAGGAACAACTAAAGAATATGGAGGTTGAGTCATTTGACTAGTTAAAAAAGTTCTCCATCTTTCTAAAGTATCTTCATCAGGTAGTATATCTTTATTTATATCTCCAATTGTCCACATCTCAAGTGGAAATATAAATCTTTGATAATATGCTACCTGACCTAATCTTAACCAATCTTGAAATATCAAAACTTTAAAACACGATTGAATTCTACTAGTTCCTCTAATAGCTGAAGGATCAGTTTTTCGAGCCACTATAGAAGTTACAAAAGAATCTAATGGAATATTTTTTCCTTCTCGAATTGAATTAATAACTATAGGAGGAATTTTAGAATTTTTAAGCTCATCATCAGTCATACTATTTACTAATCTTTTTAACTCTGCAGGAGGAATCATTTCAAATACTAATTCACCACTTATTAAATCACTCTTAATTTCAACTAATTCTGGCTCAAGTAAAATAAATCTTTTCCACTTCCACAATCCATCCTCTCTTTTTAAATTTCCAAAAGCAATAAATTCACCAAATTTTTCAAAAGATAAAGCAGCTTGAATTATAAATTCATATAAATCAAACTCCCTATTAAATACCATATCTCTATAAATTTTAGTAATAGATTCATCTTTAGTTACTAAATCAAATTTAGAAAAAGGATATAATGCATGTGCTATTATAGCATTTTGAACAAAAGGCTCCAAATTAAAAAAGATGCGAATCCATTTTAAAACTTCTTGTCTACTTTTAGGTAATAACCAAGATTCAGTAGTTAATTCCGGCGAATACCAAAAAGATGGGAGAGTAGTTGAACTAAATCCTGAAGCGATAACTTTTCTACCTATAGTTTTAACTGCATTTGTCTTATCCATTACTCCTCCTTCATCATATCTATATACAATTCTTTTTCTATCTCATTTTTAAAATTTTCTAATATGTTCAAATAAATATAATAATCTTCATTATCTAATATCATTATCTTTTCTTTCAAAGACTCAATATCTTTAATAATCAAATTAAACAAATTTATTTTAGAATAATCCATTTTTCACTCTACTAGGCCCTAATTTAGGTAAAGGAATAATATATTTCTTTTCTTGAATTGATACATCATTTCTACTTACTAATCCCGCCCAAAAAGCTAATAAATCTGACATCGGTCCATCATCATGTTCAAATGATGGTGCCTCAATACGATCGTTAGTTCCTCCTGTTTTATATCTCTCTAAAATACACCATTGATCATAGTGTTTTCTAAAAAGAGGGTGATTTTCTATAATATTTTTATTAGGATATTTTATATTGTTTTTCTTCAATTCAATAATAAATTTTGGTACCACATGATTTTTAAAATTATGTCCAGTTTCAGAATTAAATGTAGAATTAAAAGCTATTCCCATACATCTAATTCCTGCTTTTTTCAATTCTTCTACAAATACTGATCCTACATTACTATAATCAACACAACCCATCTTACATCTAAATTTATTTGTTAGTATTTCTTTTACTTCTTCAATCTGTCGTAAAATATCTCCTTGCCATTCCTTAGTAAAAACTTTTTCAAATCTTTCTCCTCTCAATCTCCAAATACTTAATGCAGTAAAATCTAATTCTTTATCTTTTCTTCCTAAAGTTCCACTTGCAGGATCTAATCCAAAGAAATAAGTTTCATCTGGTCGTCCTATTTCTAAGGGTAAAAAATCTCCTATTAATTTTTCAGAATCGTCTCCAGTCAATACTAAAGAAACATCTTCTGCCCATTCCATATTATATTGAGTTTTAAAATCGAATTCACTCATATCTCCTTCATAATGAAATTCGGGAGCATCAGGAAAAAACTTTAATTTAAAAGATAAAGGCATTCTATCCAAAACATATTTAGAAATTTTCTTACCTTTATAGACTACATATCCACTTTCCAATAAACGATCACATTCATCCCATCTTCTAATTAATTTAGTATATTGTGAGGATTGAGCACTTTTATAAAAATGATTCTTAAATATAGGAATCCCAATTTTAATCAATTTAACTCTTTCTTCTGATCCTAACATAGGTAAAAGACGAGTTGCCATTGATACATCTGTAACTCTCATCGCCTCATCAATGCACATAACCGAAAAATGCCAACCCTCTTGTAAAGTTTGTTCATGTGCCGACATAGCTAAGAAATAAGATCCATTCTTCAATTGTATTTTAACACTAGATAAGTTTTTAGTATCTATTAATCCTTTAAAAAAAGTATTTGAGTTTTCAAGAAAAGAACGTATTACATTTAACAATCTAATTGCTTGATCTTCTTTAGGAGCAAAAATACCAATACTTAAATTAGGATGAAATATTCCTAAAATAAGTAATCCTAAACTAACTGCAAAACTTTTTCCTCCTCCACGAGCTTGCATCACTAAAATATATTTTATTTTTGGATCCAATATTGCTCTAATAATTTCTTCTTGATTTTTGTATATTTTTACTTTAAAATAATATTCGGCTAATTTTATGCTATCAGAAAGATATTCTAAGTGAAAATCTAATCCCTTATAAAATAATCCTTTTAAAAAATCATAATTAATCATTTCAAATTTTCAAAATATAAATGAGCATCATCTAAATCATTAAATATAAATTCTTTAATTTTTTTCAATTTAGTAACATCTTTTCCTTTATATAAAATTCCTTTTATTTTACCATCTTTTTCATATAAATCAAAATAATATGCATTCTTATTCAAAGAGCCAACATAAAAAGCTTCATTTTCAATTTTATTGACTTCATCTTCTTTTTCGTCTTCGACTTTTAAATCCTCTACAGAAATTACATCTTCTTCTAAACTTTTTGCAAAATCTAAAAATTTTTTTGTAAGTTCGCTAGCTTTCTCATTCTTTTTATCTAAAATATACCCTTTAATTTCTTTCAATTTAGCTTCAATCTCTCTAAAAAATGTTATTGCCTCTCTCTTATCTTCAAATAATTTAGATATTAAAATTTCTTCAGTAATGGAATCTATTAAAATTACTCTATAAAAATCTCCAAAATCTCTCAATATCAATTCTACATTAAATACATCATCGTCTTTCATTATTAAATATTTTTCAATCATTTCTATACGCATAAAAATTCCTCCTTACAGATTATTTATCTTTTGTTTATCTTTTACCTTATCTCCACTAATAATTTCAAATACCCAATAACTTCCTTCATCTTCTGGACCATTAGATAACACATTTTCTTTTTTATTTACTAATCTTAAAGTAAAACCATCTACTTCAATTACATCTCCTTCTTCTAAATCTACGGGTAAAAAGTCTTTATTTAATCTAATTATAGGTGATAAAGAACCCCAAGGAACAACCATAGTTCCAGAAGCGGTCTTAGTTATTTTATTTAAAATATCTCCTTTTATATTATTATCTAATGCATAATATTCATTATAAAAACTTACTTCTTCTTTATTATCTCCCTCAAAAACTACTATAATATCATCAACAGTTTTAGGTGAATCTACCCTAGAATAAACAAAAGCTTTAACTTTTTTTACCTCTCCCTCATCCGTAACTAAATCATAAGGTATCTCTCTTTTAAACATTACTTCTTTCTTTTCTTTTAATTTATCTTTCTCTTTTTTAGATTTAGCAACAACTTCAAGTATTTCAGAAGGATCAATAAGATAATTCTCATTAATAAATACATTTTTAATTAAATTTCTAAAATCATCTTTAGTCACACTTCCTTTTTTAGTTAAATTTTCTTCAAAAAAGAATTTTATAATTCTAGCTATTCCAGAAAATTCATTACTCGTTTTTACTAAAAATTCTTTTGAATTCATAGCTTCTCTCAATACTTCGTCAAATTTACTATCATTTTCTTCTAAATAATCATTAATATCAAAAAAACTTTCATAAGATTCAACTACATTATTTAAACTTTCTTTTATATTTTCAACATTTATTTTAACATCATTTTCATCTTTAATAACTGCAAATTTTACTAAATGATTTTTTTTCTTAAATAAAAATTCTCCTACACATTCATAATTATTTTCACTTTTTTTACTCAAATTAACTAATTTAAATGAAGGAAAGTTAACTAAAAGTTTAGAATAAATCTGACGTGAAACTTCTTCCAATTCTTTATTTTCCTTCATTTTTGCTTGAAATTCTAATTTTTCTTTTAAAAATTTAATCGGATTTATATTCATAAAAATCCTCCTATCAAAATTACTTTCATCTTCTTAAAATTTCTAAAAATCGTTCATCAAGTGGATATTCATAATACAAAACTCCAATAATTTTATCTTCATAATATCCTCGTTCTTTTATTTCGTTCACTATCTCTTCTAACTTTTCTTTTCCTAATTTTTCTTTTAATAAATCTTTAGGAACAATTTTAACTCCTTCACTTATAAAATAACTACTTAACTGAGGTAAAACTAAAAACTTTGGTTTATTCTTTAATAAATCATCTTTTACTAATTCTATTATACCTTCTTCTATCATTTTTCTTAAATAAGTTGTTTCATATAGTTTAAAAGATTTAGAAGAACCATTTTCTAGTGCTATATTTACATTAACAGGTGGATTTATTTTTTCATCGACTTTTTCTTTTATTTCTCTAATTATTTCGTTTACTTTACTTACTAAATTTTCAATTACATTAAAATCAAAATTTAGATAAAGGTTAATTTTATCTAACGTCAATATTTTAAAATTTGAACTTGGTTTATCTAGTGAAATTGAAAGTGAACCTAATGAAAAAGATTCTTTCTTATCATATATCTCTAACTCAGCATTCAAGTCATAAATACCTTTATCAGATTGAGTTTTCATATTTATTTTTAACTGTATTGGAAAACGACTTCTATTAAAAAAGCTAATAATATCTTTAAAAGTCTCTAAAATTTTATTGTGACTATCTAAAAATCCTATAATTAAGCGATTAAAAACTTCTTTAAGAGAAAAAGAAATATCACTTTTAAGAGAAATTAATTCACTAGTTTCAACCCCACTTATTCTTAATGCAACATAAAAATCTTTATGAAAAAATGTTTCTTTTGATGTTTTCATGAATTCAGACAATGATGTATATATCTTTCCTAAAAAATTAATTAGAGAATCAAAATTTTCTACAAAAATATAAATTGGAGTTTCATTATATCCTTCTACAAAATAAGGCTCATTCAATTTTCCTTTATTAGTAAGATTTGGATTAGGTGAAAAATAAAAATTAATTGTTCCAAAATTATACTCTTTTTCTCCTATAAACAACCTACATGAAAAAGATATTTTCAAAGCATTTTTTTCTTTTTCGTATACTTCTTCTAAAAAATCTAAATTAATAATTATAGTATTTTTATAATCGAGCTTAAATCCTTCTTTATCCTTCGGATTAATCACTTTTAAAGCTTTCTCTGGAACTAATCCCTCTTTATTTCGAGCTCCTTCTATCAAAAATCTAACTAAATTACGAATTAAGAATTGACGATAAAACTCATATTTAATACGTTTTTCTTCTTTATCTTTAATTTCTTCTATTTCTGATAACTCTTTTGGGGTATATTTTTCAAGATACTTTCGAATTTTTTGATCAAATTCTTCTAATAATGATTTTTTCTTATCTTCTTCTTCATTTTCATCTTTCTTTTCTTCCGTTGCTCCTATAATTTTTCTTAAAACATCTACAATTGCTTTACTTAACTTCTTTTTTAAATTCTTTTTCTTAAATTTTTCCAAATCTTCTTCATCTACAATAAGTTGATCGCCATTAGGTAAAGCAATCAAGTATGCACCTGTAGTAGGTAAAGCATAAATATAACTTTTATCAAATTCATCTAAATGAAAAGACTTTTCTATTAAGATATCATTAGAATTCTCTGGAAAATCATGGTGAGGAAATACGCTTATTCCATAATCATCTCCTAATATCACAGGTTGTTCATTATCATCATAAACAGTAGCTTCTTTATTTATTTTATCTATCGCTAAAAAAATAGTTTTATCCTTTAAATCGGGAAATAATATTTTAAGTCTTTTAAACATTTCTGCTTTTAACTCATATCCATCAAATTTATCTTTTAATTCTTCTTTTATTCTTTTTACTTCTAAATAAAATTTATTTTTATCTTCATCTGTCAATCTAGTTAAGTCTTTTTCTTCTTCGGCTACTTTCTTTATTAACCAACCTTTTAAAAAATTTTTATAAGTAACAGTATCTTTATAGCTATTTTTCCAAATTTTCCAACATTGATTTCCTTCTTTTTCTAACTCTTTTAAAAATTCTTCTACATCATCTATTTTTTTAGTTTTTTTCTTATCATCAATTTTTTCTTTTAAACTTTCATTTCCTAATGATTTCAATAATTCCAATAAAGTTGAAAGTAAACTTTCTCCTGGATATTTAGCCCATTGATATGGCCAAGTTTGTAAATACAAACTACTATCACTTGATATACTAATTGGAGAAAGCCAATTAAATGGAAAATAAGGTTCATTTATTTCCCAAGTAGTACTTGGTTGACGGGCTATCTTATTTAAAACAAAAGATTCATTTTTCTTTTCTAAAGCAAATTTACCATATAACATTTTACCAAAAAATCTAATAAATCCAGCTTCAAGAAATTTTAACCAACCTTTATCTACAATAGTTAAAATATCCACATCTACTTTATCTAATTTGGTTAATTTTAAACTATCCTTACCTATATCTAATTTAAAATATACAGAATCATCATCATTATCTCTCAATATCTTTAAAATTAAATCAGAAGAATTTTTTCCTTCATAAATTTCATACAATAAACTTAACTCAGACATACCTTCTAATCTAAAATCTCGATGAGTAATAAAATCTGGTAATGTATAACTTTTATCAGTATCATTTGCTTCAGGTGAATAAAGAACATCAATCGGCATACTAATTTCTATTTCATACACTGGTGAAATAGCTAATGTAGGAGTAAAATCTCCTTTTTTCAATAAAACTAAATTTGGAAAGGAAAACAAAAATTCACTTTCATACATATTCTTTTTATCAATACGATAATCTTCTAAATTTAAATGAGTTACAGGTAACTTAAATTTACTTTGTAAAATAGAAGAAAGTTTTTTTACAAAACTTAAATTAGGAACTTCAAAATGATAATCAATATCATCCACTAAATTCAAAAAATCTTTCAACTTAAAATAAATTCCACTTTTTAAAAATATCATTTCAATTATTTATTACTTATAATTTTTTTATTTGTCTCTTTAGATAACTTTTTAACATCTTTTTTTGGTTGAGGAACTTCTAAAATACCTAAAAAACAACTACATGAAGGACAAAATAAAGAAGCCCTCCCAAGAGAAAGTTCAATTTTCTTCACATTTTCAATAGTCAAATCAAATCCACAATTATAACATTTCTTATTCTCAAATTTAGAATATACATGTCCTATCATTTCTCCTCCTTTCAATTATGATTTAATGAGGTTCCTTCCAATAATCTCTATAAGAGTCTTTTCCCAAATAAGTATCATTCCAACCATCAAAAGGACCCATATATTTTCTTAGTTTATCTAAAAACTCTCCGTCAGTCACTAATTGATTACCATCCATTATTACTAAATACAAATTATCCTTCAATTTTTTAACCACCATACCATCATAAAACTCCCCATCAACTAAGACTTTTACAGGCTCATTAATTTCAAAACTTTCATTAACAAAAGACACTTCATCTTTATGTAAAGTTCTTACTTCGCCATCTCTAAAAGCCACAGTAACTCTAGCAGGAGTCAAACCAATTACTCGGCCAATTTTATCTCTAAAACTAACTTTACTTAAGAAACCAATTTCTTTATTAGATTTAATAATTCTCATAAACTTACCCCTTAATCAGAAATGATAACTTTTTTATACTTTTTCCCATCTTTTGTAACTTCTTCGGGTAAATTATTATCTCCTTCATTTAAGCCCAATTCACTTACTTCTTTCATTTCTTTACTATCTAAATCCATATACTTTACTGAAGATCTCTTTTTTATTATATCTTTAGTTAAAAAATTTTCAGCTACTACAATAGAAGTATCATCTAACATATCAACTTTATAATGATTAATAAAATTTCCTAACTTATAATCTACCCATCTATCAGAAATTACTCCTTCTTTTTGTTCATAAGAAACGCCATTCAAAACACATTTCTTAATTATTTTTACAGAATCTCCTACATTAAATTTAAATTCCTTTAAATCATTCACACTAGCTTTCAAATACCTCTTTAAAAATATCGGATAAGCTTTTACATCTTTCCTATTTAAATACTCAATTTTTCCTGTATGTAAAGATCGAGCTTTTACTAAACTACTATAAACTTTTAATATTTCATAAACATGCCCTAATTTAGAACTCCCTTTATTCCGATAACTTCCTAAAATTCTAACTTTAGGAAAAGAATAGGCTTGTTTTAAAAACTCAAGAGCTTCTTCTTCGGTTGCAAAAGAATATTGTTCTTTTGTATTTACATAAACAACCCAAATATTCTTTTGATTATCAAATCTAATTATTCTAGTTTTTGTTATATTGGGAGGAGTAACATGAATTTTTTCTAAATCATCTTTAAATTTTAATTTTTTATCATCCATAGAAATCTCCTAAAGTTATTTATAACTATTCTTTTTAGCTGGTTCTATAAAAACTCCAGTACCATCCATAGTTGCATATCCTGTAGGAGAACTTTCTCCCTCAATCCTTTCATTTATATCTATTATCTCATCTTGAACTAAATCAGAAATTAATTGATTATAAAGTTCATCATCTCCTTCTTCTTTCAACTCCTCTAATATCTTATAAATCTCATCATCTTCATTTGCTTTAATACATCTATTATAATAAGTACTATACTTTTCATCTTTAAATGAAAAATCCTTACTATTCAATTTATTTATAGCTTCTTTAAGTGTTAATTTATTTAATGGTTTCTTTTTAAGAATAGGAACAAAAACATTAACTTTATTTCCTTCCTTATTTATAACAAAACCTTTTACTTTATTATATATACTATCATCTACATCAAACACAGTAAAATTAAATCCCCACTTATCTATATTTGAATTAATATCTAAAATTTTTCCAGCTCTCATTAAAGTATCTTTATCATAAAAACCAACTTTTTTCTCAAGAATAGTTTTCATCAAAACTTTACCTACTGTATCTTCTAATACACCATTCATTTTTGCTACTTTATTTATTACTTTTGATATATCACTTTTTTTTACTTCAGTTGACATTTCATTTAATAAATCTCTTTCAATTAAATCAACTCTTTCATTTTCATCTACTATTTTTCTAACTAAAACCTCTTTTTCTCCACTAATTCTTAATTCCCATATATCATCAGTACGAGAAACACTTATATTAGCTTTTCTCTTTAATTTAGACGAGGATTCACTCCATTCATCAAATTGCATTGGTACATAATCGGGATCATTATTAAACAATTTAGAAAGGAGTAATTTTTCCATTGCTCCTCTATTCTTTAAAACTTTTTTATAATAAGATTGAAAAAGAGTTGAATAATCTTCAATATCTTTACCTTTTAAATCTTCTTCAGCTAAAAATTCGGCTAGAACAAAATTATCTAAAGCTTTTATTTGATCTACCATATCTTTTCTCCACTGATCTATCTCAGTTTCTATTTCTTTAATCTTTAACCAATTATCAAAATTCTTTTTCTTAGCTTCTTTCTTTAATTGAGTTTCCTCTGTTTCTTTTCTACCCAATAACAAATTAAATAACCAATTTTCCATTTCATTCCTCCTAATTTTTTTGAAATTTAGTTTTTAATTTTTCAAAATATTCAAATCCTTTATCTGTAATCATAAAATTACGTCTATAAAAGGGCTTATCCAAATTATCGCACTTAATCCATCCATATTCTAACATTTTTTTAAATTTTGAAAATAATTTTTTCAAATCTTCTTTTCTATTATTCAAATTCCACCTAAAATATAAAATTTCATTAAAATCATGTGGTTTTTTATCAGTTAATATGGATAACCAATAATAATCATTACTATTCTCCATCATAACCTTACTCCTACATTATTAATTTTAGAAAAATCTACTTTCTTTAAAAGAGACGAAGCAGAATCTTTACAATACTTTCTAATTTTATCTAAAGTAATCTGCAATCTAGCATCCTCTCCATAAATTTCTTTTAATACTGAAAGAGTATAAACCAAAAATTCTACTAGCAATCCTTCAAGTACATTCTGAAATTTAACCTCAATTTCTTCTTGAAGTTCTTTTTGTAATTTAGTCATTTCAATTATAATCTGCCTAATTTCTGTTAAATATCTTCCAATCAACATTTCTATTTTATCATTAAATCCATCTACATTATTTTTTTCTAAATTATTTATTCGGGTAATTATAGTACTTATGATAAGTTCTAAAGCCTCTTTTTTACTAAAAGCATCATTTTCAGAAGTTAAAATCTTATTTTTCAATTTTAAAATTTCTTCTATAGTATTTAATTCAATCTTATCTGGTCTAGAATAATTTTCTTTAAATTCTTCTGAAGAAGAAGTAGCTAAAATTTGAGTACTTTTTATATCTTGCAATATTTTAGAAACAATCATTTTAAACTCATCTAAAGTAGGAAATTTTTTAAATTGCGAGTAAAATTTATCTTTAATCAAATAATATAAAGTTAAAAAATTAACATCTTTATTGGATTTTAAATAATCTCTAACAAAAATATCAACCTCTGGTGGAAATTTCTTTCTGGTAGACATATATTTATTTTCTAAAATTTAACTCAGATAATACTAAAAGTGCTTCTTCTAAAGCTTTCTTCAAACTTCTAAGATCATATCCACTCTCAACTAATTCTAACAAACTTTTATTATCAAACACAAATTCATTAAAAACTTCCCACTCTTCAGTAGTCAATCTATTATTTAACTTAGATAAAAATAAATCATAATGGAGTAATTTGGGTAAATCTTTTCTAATAAAATCAATTTTCTTTTTAACGTCTGAAGAATTTAAGAAATTATTTATTCCACGCATAATAGGTACATATTTTTTATAAAGAGTAACTCCTTTTTGAATCGCATTAGCTAATTCTGTAGGTCTTATACTCATATAATGATCTAACAATTCATCTATATTTTTATTACGAAAGAAAAAATCTACTACGGGTTCAAATTCAAAATCACTTAATTTACTATCCAATATATCTTTAAATAATTTTTTATATTCTGGCAAAAGATTTTGTAATTCATTTTTTACTTGCTTAATATCCGGCGAATCTACAAATTCTTGTATAGCATTAATTTCATCTTTTCTTTTAAATGAAAGATTAAATACTGAAGGAAGAACTTGTCGCAATTTTTTAAAAGCTTCACTAGTAGAAGACTCACTTAATCCTACTAAAACCGACCATACCTTATTAGATTCTAGATCTTGGGGTAAACCCGCTTCTTCCAATTTCTTTTCATCCCTGGGATTAATTCCTTCTTCTATAATACTTAAAAGCTTCTCAAATAATTTTAAAGCATTAATAGCATTTTCTCTCGTTAATATATCTCTTATTTTATTTACTTTTCTATTAAATTCTTTAAAACTTACTGAATCTTTTTCTAGTAATAACTCATCAATTAGATTTTTATCTATTATAGTTGATTTCTGAGCTAAATAACTTTCTTCATCCTCTTCACCAAATTCATTTTCGTCTTCTCCCATACCTAAAAGTAAATCAGAAAAACTTATTTCTCTTTTAACCTTATGGGTAGTTTTTTCAGGTTTTCCTTCTTCACTAACTTCTTCAACAATCTCTTTACTTTTACCTAAAGAATATTCAGAAGCCATCAAAGAACGTATAGCTAACTTTAAAAAATTTTCAATATATTTTTTCGCTTCATCATGTGACTTTAAAAAGGAAATAATATCATCTGAATCCTTCAATATAACTCCTTCTTTAGTTGAAATTTCATTAATTTTATTTAAAATATTTTTTAGTGATTGATATAGCGCTTCTAAAAAAATATTCTCAGCTTTAGCTGGATTTTTAGAAGCTAAATAAGTTGGTATTAAACTTTTAAACGAATCAAGAAAATAATTAAAAACTTTCTCATCAAAAATGCTTATGTCACTTTTTAATCTATTGATTAATTGATCTGCAGCTTCTTTATAGTGCTTTTCTGCGGGTGATTTTGGATTAAAATAAACTTCTTTTAATTTTTCAAAAATTTTTTCCTCTATCCATCCTTCAAATTCTCCAGGATAATTACCCGAAATTGACCAACTACTTCTATTTGTAATATCTTCTCCCATAAATGAAGCTGCCCAATAATAAACTGAATGAGATTCATGTACATCTTCAATTTCTATTTCACTCATAATTTCTTTAATATTTAATTCTATTTTTCCTGAAACAATTACTGGATTAGATTCCGAACTAGAAATTAAATCTAATTTTTCTGCCTCACTCACATCCATTATCTCAATATTATACGTTTCTACATACTTTAAAGGCATCCTACCTCCTATAAAAAATCACTTATTACAAATGTTAAAGTTATCTAAAATTTGGTTTTTCACTTTTTTCAATAAAAAAGAAACATAAGCTTGAGAAATATTCATCAATTTACCTATTTCTCCCTGAGTTAATCCAAACACAAAAAAGTAAATAAAAACTTTTGCATGTTTTTCATCAAAATTAGTTACTACGTAATGCAATAATTTTTGAGACATTTCATAATAATACTTTCTTCTTTCCAAAACATTATCAATTTCCTCTTCAGATAAATCAGTTTTTGAAAATGTATTAAATTCACCCAAACAAACTTCAATTTTAGAAAAATCATTCAAAATATCATTTTCATAATCCCAAAAAGGATCTTTGATTATCTTATTCATTTAAGAAATTCTCCAATAACTCTTCTGGTGGGGTTAAATTTTCTAGTGTATCTAAATCAACTGTAAATAACAACGTACGAGTACGAAAAAACACAAATTCTACCTCAGCGGTTCTTTTAGATTCGTTTACATTAACTACTTTACCTATTAATTCTCCCCATCGAGAATCTTTTAATCTAACTAAATCTCCCTTTTTAAAAGTACTATGTTCTTCTACAATTTTATACCAAATTTCTTCTAATCTTAATATCCACTCTTCTTCTTCTTTAGATAAAGTAGCAAACGTATTTCCTTTTTTCAAAAAATAAAAATAAAAATCTTTAAAGTAATCTTGTATAAAACAATCCACATCATACAAATTTGAGGTTTTAAAAAAAGCATAACCTGGAAAAAGTAATCGTCGTGTTTCAATTATATTCCTTCCTTTTTCTTTTTTTACTTTATAAGAAGGTTGCCATAATTTAAAATTATTAACTTTTAGAGGTAAAATACCTAAAAAATTCCTTAAACAATTCAAATTACCATAATACAAAAAATACCACGGTAACTCACTAAGCAATAACTCATCCCCATAAGTAACATTTAAAGTATCTAAAAAAATCTTTTCTGAATAAACCTTAGATTCTGTATTCTCTGCATCTACATTATCTTTTTCAATTTTTATTTCTTCTATTTTATTAACTTCACTCATTTTTACCCTCCTCCGGAAAGGGAAAAACGATATTTTGATTAGCATCATATATTTTAACACCACATTTTTTTAATATTTCATCTACATCTTTATTATTTAAAGCAACTAAAGCAATTAAAACCAACATATTAATATCTACCATTTTGAATTCAAATTCTTTTCCTCTAAGAAAAATTTTAACTGAAGGAATAGACATTAACTTATTTCTTAACTTACTAATAATTTCTTCTCCCTCTTTCAAACTTTCTTCATTTATTAAGTTAGCAGAATAATTAGATAGTTTTTCAAAATAATCAAATATTGCCGAATTATCTTTTCCATTATCTTCCATATTTACCTCCTAATTAAATCATTTAAAGAATCTTTACCAAATCTAATTAAAAAATCATCTGGATCATATCCTTTAGGCAATCTTACTACATTCACTTCTAATTTATTCTTCACAATTTCATTAACTTTTTTTATCATTTTATCTCCCCCATCATCTGAATCTGGAATTAAAATTATTCTATTAACTATAGGATATAATAATACAAAATGATAAAAAGTAAATAAAGTTCCAAAACAACTCACTGTATTAACAAATCCTTCATCAACTAATTTCAAGCAATCAAATAATCCTTCTACTAAAATAACCTCTTTTCTCTTCCTAATTTCATCAAAATTCTCTGCTAACCCATACAAAAAATAATTTCTTTTAAAAGATTTAGAATAAACCCATTTTTCATTTGAATCTTCTTTTTTTCGTAAAGCATATCCTAAAAATTTCTTCTTAAAATAATATATGGGAAAATAAATACCTTCTCTTCTATCATCAATCAAAACTTTTTCTCCAAAATATTCATACTCACCTTTTTCATATTTAAAAACATTAAATTTAGTCAATGTTTTTAATGAAATCTGTCTTTTATTCAATAACTGCATTAGTAGATGGAGATTCTGATACTATCACTTTAAAAACTTCCAATCCTTTACTTTCTAAAAGTTGTTGGAAGACTTTTTTTAAATGTGATGCAATCATTTCTGAACTACTATCTTCTAATACATAATATTTAGATCCTAATTCTTTTACTACTTCTAAAAGTTTTTCATCTTTTTCGCTAACTAAAGTAGCGTGATCTAAATGCTCATCTATCCATCCTCCTATAATGCTTTTAAAATCATTAAAATCTAAAACAAAATTATGTTCATTTTCAAATGAGGTATCTTTACCTCTAACATAAACTTTTACCGTATAGCTATGCCCATGTAAATTTCTACATTTCCCTTTATGAAACATTAATCGGTGTGCTGCTGCAAAAGAAAAAGTTCTTGTTACATAAATCATTATTACCTCCTTACTTATTATCTTGGAAACAATATTTTACATATGGGCACCATTGATATTTGCCATCTGCTTCAGTAGCACAAATTCTAGATGGAGCTTTATCTTCTTTAAAATAATTTAAAATACGATTCATTTTCTCATTAAACCAATTTTCAAATTCAGGATTTAATTCAATATAAAATTCTTTTAAATCCTGAGTATCCTTATTTTCATAAAATATAATAGACTTATCTATTTTTAAAATCAACATATACATTTTTACTTGTAAAATATGCTCTTCGTAAGGTTTATTCAATCTTCCAAATCCTTCTTTATTAACAGATTTAATTTCTACCACATATGGAACATCATTAATTTTAATTATAGCATCTACAAATCCTAAAAAAGGAAAATTTGAATGAGAAATAAATTTTTCAGAATCAATTAAAATTCCCATCTCTTTAAACAAATTTGTAAATTTTTTATGAATTGAATCTCCTTCTAAAGCTATTAATCTGGATTTAAAATCTCTAGAAGTTTCTTGAGGAACTCCTTTCAATTTATAAAATGCTTGACGTTCACATTTTATTATGTAGGTAGGGGATAATTTAGTTGATGTAGAAGCTTTTTCTGGATGTGCTTCTAAATACTCTGCTATCTTACTAATTAATAAACCCTCATTCTTTTTAATTATCATGAATAACTCCTTATATTGAGCTAGACATACACCACTCATTATTAACTTTCTCTCTTATAATATAACAAACTGCATTATGTTGATGTATAGATTCGTAATTAACTACTTTAACTGAAAACCATCTTAAATTTGAAACTTCTTGCAATAATAAAGAAGCATCTCTAGCCACATCTTCCACAAACTTAGCATTTTTATATCCATGCTCTGTAACATATTTTTCATCAGGCCTTTTCAATAGGGGGTAAACATTTGATGAGCCAGATTTTCCAATTATTGTAGCAATATCTTCAATCCACATTCCGGGTTGAACGGGTTCAGTTAAAGTCATAATTCTAACTCGTCCTCTTTGTGCATGTGCTCCCCAACCACATTCTTTTTCTTTATCTACTAAACTCATTTCTTTAGAACAAGGACAATAAGTTGTAACATCTCCTTCCACAGATACATAAAACTTATATTCTCCATTTTTCAACAATCCAATAAAATCACAATCAAAAAAATTATATCCTTCTTTTTTCGAAACAGGAGATTTTACTTCAATTGGATATTTAAAAAAAACTTTTACATAAATATCATCTGATTTCACTTTATCTTTTAATTTATTTAAGAGTTCATGTATATTATCCCCCGACAAAGAATCTTTCCAATCATAAAGTACTTCCAAATATCTTGACATATTTGTTCCTCTTATATCATGTGGAAGAGAGCTAAAAAGAGAAACTTTAGAATACAATTTTAAAAATCCTCCTTTTTTAGTTTTTATTTGAATTAAAAAAGGAACATCTTCAACTCCCACTCTATTTATAGCAATATTCCTTATATCTTTTGAATTCTGAATATCAGGTAAATTAGTCATTCTTTTTTCCTCCTAATTTCTTCATTTACTAAATATCTTATTCTATCAAAAAATAACTCCAATTCTTCTTCAATCTCTCTCTTTGCTTCTTTGTAAGAATATCCAAATATACGCATCTTATTTTCAAAAATAAATTTAACTTCTTTCAATATTTTTTTCTCAATCCTAGTAACAGGCTCTTTTATAAGAGAATATTGAACCTCTTTAACTGAATTAGTTAATTTCATATTATTTAACCCCTGTACTTCCAAAACCTTTGCTTCCTCTATCTGTTTCATCTACCCCATCTACTTCAATTAATTGAATATCTTTATAATACTTACCTAATTTAGGCATAAATACAACTTGACATACTCTTTCACCTTTATGAATTTGAAAAGGAAAATCATTCATATTAAAAAGTATAGGTCCAACTTCACCTCTAAAATTAGAATCTACGGTTCCAAAATGAGTAAAAATCCCTTTAAATGCAAATCCACTTCTTCCCCTTACTTGACATTCTACTTCAGGCGGCATAGAAAAAATTACTCCACAATTTACTACTTTATAAGACTTAGGTGGAATAACCACATCTTCTCTACTATACAAATCCCAACCTGAATCAGTTGGATAAGCTCTTTTTGGTAAGGGTAATTCTTTATCCAACCTTTTTACTTTTATAACTAATATTTCGTTTTTATTTTCACCTACATTGCTTTCTTTCTTTTTCTTTAATAATTTCTTTAACACAATTACCTCCTTTAATTTAAAAAACTTTGCCAATTTTTTAAAGTTCTTATATTATGAATTATTGCATCCATCTGTTTGGCATTTGCTTTAGTAAAAAAATCAATTTTATCTTTTATTTTTTCTCCAGGTAATCCTTTTTCATTAAATCTTATTAAATTCAATCCATGCACAATAGGAGATGAAGTATCCATAGAAATTTCTACTGGAAAATTTCCATACCCTATAATTTCAATCGGATTAGATGCTCCTAATAAATGATGAGGTCTTTTTATGAGCAAGTTTTCTTTTAAGAGTTTCTTTATCAAATGTATTCTATTTAACATCCATTGTTGTGTCTGTGAACCTACCTTAATATTGCTTACATTAAATGGAACATCAAAAGGTATGCAAATAAGATCTATTGGAAGATTCTCATATTCTTTATAACATCTCAACCACTCATCAAAATCTTTACCTTGAACTACTCCTCCTATTTTTACTTTCAAATTCTCTTTTTGTACTAATTCTATAAAGGATTTTACTTCTTTCAAAGTTGATTCTACCTCATTCAAAAAATCTGGAGCTATTACTATCGAAGGATTTAAAAGTTTTGTTATTCTCACTAATTCACTTCCTCTAATAGGTTGGGGTAATTCAAAGGCAGAATTATCGAGTATTACAAATCTTCCTTTTTCAACTTGTTTCTTATAAAAATTTAAATAGGTAGAATTTTGATTTATAAGATGAGCTAAAGCAAAATCAAAATCAGTATAAACTGAAAGCTCCTCTAAATATCTAATTGGTATTTCAAAAGATAGCTTCATTATTACCCTCCTTTTATATTATTAAGAACATTCTGAATAACCACAATCATGACACGTTACCCCAGAACAACCACTTTCATAACTTACATTCATGGAATAACATTTAGGACAAAAATTCATTCTATAATTATTACTAGTTACCAAAGAAATATTTTCCCCCCTCTTCTTTAAAAATTGTAACATTGCCACTGCAATAGCATGAGGAATAGAATTTATTTTAAACTCTCCAAATCCATAAGGCTTATCTCCTTTTATAGAATTTAAATGCTTAATTATTCTTATAGGATCTCCTCCTAATTCAAAATACTTTGATAATAGAATACCAATCAACGAAGTTAATCCACTTAATTCAGTTCCTAATGGAGGTAAATTTGAAAATACTTGCAATATCTTATCTCCTTCAAAATTAAAATGAATATGCAGAGGACCATATCCAGTTTGCATTAAGTAATATTCTGAAGAAATTCCTTGCATAAGTTTTTTCTTAGTAACAGGTTTAGATAACAAATTCAATACTTGAAGATCTTTACATCCATCTCTATATACCGTTATTCCTTTACATCTTAATTTATAGGCTAAAAGATAAATTTTACCAATATCTTCTAAGGTTGCATCTTTTCTTAAATTAATAGTCTTAGAAACAGCATTATCTGTATATTCTTGAAATGTTGCTTGAACTCGAACATGATATTCAAAATTTATATCATGTGCAGTAGGAAATAAATCTTGTATTTCTTGAGGAACCTCTTTTAATCCTCTAATAGATTTATGATTAGCTTCTATCTTTTTCCGAAGTTCTTCTTTTTTTAAACCAAAATAATTATGTTCTTTAGCTACTTGTTCAAATAAGGGATTTACCTCGATATAAGTATCTTTCTCATCTGGAACTCTTCCTTCTTTTAATGCTTCCAAAGCTCTTGCATTATATCTAACATAAGACAACGCAAAAAATGGTTCAATTCCACTTCCTTGTAAACCTGCAGCTAAAGATATCGTTCCAGTAGGAGCAATAGTTGTTCTAGATGCATTTCTTACCTTTAAATTAATTCCTTTAAAATACTTACTTTCCTTATCATAAATAGATCCTTTCCAATTCAAAAATTCACCTCTTTCTAAAGCTAAATGAGAAGAGGCATTTAAAGCTTCCTCTTGTATAAATCTCATAATTTCACGAGCTTTATTTAAACCTTCTTCACTATCATATTTTATTCCTAATTTAACACATGTTTCTGCCCAACCCATTATTCCCAATCCAATTTTTCTATTCGTTTTAGATATATATTCTATTTCTGGTAAAGGATAATTATTTACATCAATAACATTATCTAAAAATCTTACTGCTAAATGAACAGTCTCTCTTAAATCATCCCAATCAATTTTTCCTTTAAAAAGCTCTCCCTTTACAAATTTAGACAAATTTATTGAACCTAAATTACACGATTCCCAACCTAATAAAGGTTGTTCTCCACACGGATTTGTCGCTTCTATTTTTCCTAAATGAGGAGTTGGATTATTTTCATTAATAATATCTAAAAATATTACTCCAGGATCACCGGTTTTCCATGCATTTTCAACTATCATATTAAACAATTCTTTTGAATTTATTTTCCCTACTTTACTTTTATCTCTAGGATTTATTAAATCAATATCTTCTCCATTTTCTAAAGCTTTCATAAATTTATCATCTAAAGCTACCGAAATATTAAAATTCTCCATCACTCCAGGTTTACTTTTTAACTTTATAAAATCAACTATTTCAGGATGCCAATATGGAAGTATTCCCATATTTGCTCCTCTCCTAGTTCCTCCCTGCTTAATTACATCAGTCATTTTATCAAACAATTGCATAAATGTAACCGCTCCAGAAGCAATTCCACCTGTCTTTTTTACTTTATCTCCATTCATTCTTATATTACCAAAAGAGAAACCTGTCCCACCACCAGATTTTTGTATTATACCTTGTGCCCAATTAGCATAAAGAATGCTTTCTATATTATCTTCAATAGGGATAACAAAACAAGCTGACAATTGCTGCAAATGTCTTCCTGCATTCATTAAAGTAGGAGAATTTGGTAAAAATTTAAAAGTAGACATCATATTATAAAAATTTTTACAGGTTTTTTCATAAACTTTTTTACGTTCTTCATAGATTTTTTCTAAATTACTTAAAAATGTAAAAAAGTTAGATTCTCTTTCTTCGTTATTCTTACCTTCAAATAAAATTACAAAACTAGTTTTATCTTCATTATAAATAATTCTATGATTTACTTTATTTAAAATTTTATCCTTAGGCACTTCATCATCATATAATACTTCAGCCAATGATATATTTCGAGCTACTCTTTCAAACATTTCATCTACTTTTTCATTCCCCTTTAAATACTTATCTTTTATTACTTTCTCTTGAGTTGCAGTTAATTCAATCATAATTTTCCTCCTTTATATCAAACTCCATGTTCATATTTTTCAACATACGGATTAGGAAAAGGAATATAATCTATAGTTTGAGTTAAATTATTTTTTAATTCATAGTTTTCAATAAAAAAAGAATTAAAAATATCTTTATACACCTTATCAAATTTTATAGTAGACTTTAATGAGCAAAAACCAAATTCAGATAACTTTTCATTAAGTTCTTCCAAAGTAAGATTATGAGCTACTTTAAAACTACAAAGATTATTTTGCTTATAAAATACTACATCAAAAAGATTATTCACAAGATTTGAAGTAGTAATTACCGCTTTAACGAATCGATTATCTAATTCTTTAACCGAAACAATAATTTCATTAACCTGAATAGGATAAACTTTCCCATTAATTAAAGCAACCCACTGTCTTCGCTTAATATTTTCGTTTGCTTTAAATATAGTTTTTGGAATTTTCATTTTTCCTCTTTTTTACTTTTTTTAATTTTTTGACCAACAATCACCAACATTAATATCATTTTTAAGAGGAACCCTTAAAGGAATCTTTTTTATTTGTTCATTTATTATTTCAATAAAAGCATCTACATCTTTTTCATCTGCTTCAAATAACAACGAATCGTGTATAGCTAAAATTACTTTAACATTTAAATTTCTTTTCTTACTTTCCTCCATTGTTCTCATACCAATCAAAAAATTTAAATCAGAGGTTGAAGATTGAATTGGAAAATTAATAGCTTGACGATAAGCCTCTTCCTTTATTTGCTCATCAAAACTATTAACTCCAGGTAATCTTCTTTTTCTTCCAAACAAACTTCTTACAAATCCATACTCTTTTAAAAACATTTTTGTAACATTCATCCATTTTAACGCATTAGGAAATTGTTGGAAAAATGAATTTACTATTAATTGAGCATCTTCTACTGACATATTAAATTCATCTGCAATAGACCAAACCCCTCTCCCATACATTAAACCTAATACAACTCCTTTCATTTGCTGTCGTTGTTCTTTAGTAACTTGATCAATAGAAATCCCAAAAACTTTTTGTGCCATATATTTATATATATCAATCCTTTCTTTAAACGCATTAATCAAATTTTCATCATTAATATAATGAGCCCAAACTCTTACTTCTGCAGCATTATAATCCATCTCTATTAGCTTCTTTCCTGGAGGAACTCCAAATAAGTTTCTAATTCTATTATCTCGAGGAATACCTTGTAAATTAGGATTTCGTGTAACCACTCTTCCGGTAACCACATCGTGTTGGACAAATTCTGGATGAACTCTTCCATCTGTATCTCTTAACTTAAGTATCCCATCTACAAAAGTACTTACAATTTTCATATTTTTTCTGTATTTAATAATTAAAGAAGGAAATTCACTTTGAGGATTTAAAGAACTTATTTTTTGCATCATTTCTTCTGAAGTAGCTATCAATCCAGTTGAAGTAGTTCCCCCTTTAGGAATCTTTAATTTTAACTTTTTAATAGCATCACTTAATTGTTTATTAGAATTCAAATTAATAGACATGCCTAAAATATCATCTATTCTTTTCTTAATTTCTTCCATCTCCTTCAAGCATTCTTCCTTTAATTTTAAAGCTTTATCTTCAAAAAAATAAACTCCATTTAACTCCATCTCCATCAAAAAATTAGATAACGGAATTTGAAAATCACAATGAAACTTAATTAATTCTTCTTCTACTAACTTTTTAATAAAAATTTTATATAATTCAAAAGTGACCCAACTATCCATTGCTCCATATTTACCTAAAATAGATAAAGGAATCTTCAAATAATTTTCTTTACATTCTTTATTTTTCTTTTTATAATCTTCTAATTCCTGTTCATAATGATTTAAATCTAAATAAAGATTTGCTAACGTTTTAATATCATGCATTCCTTGTAAATTTTCATCAATTATTGAATGAGCTAAAATTACATCAAAATAAAAATTTTTAACCAGAATTCCTCTAGCGGTTAAAAATTTAATATCAAATTTACCATTTGCAAAAACCTTCTTTGCATCAGTTTGAACTATTCTTCTTAAAATCTCATCTTCATTATTCCAATAAACATTCCCATCTCCATCTCTAAGAGGAACATAAAATGCTTTATCTGAAGAATAACAAAAAGAAATACCTCCTATAATATCATTCTTCCAATCAAATCCACTTGTTTCAATATCTAATGCATAAACTCCTTTTGTAGCTAAATTATTTAATTCCCTTTCTAAATCTTCTTTTCTTGTCAATATATAAGTTTGAGGTAATTTATTTTCTTTATAAGAAGAACTTAATAAATTTTTAATCTTCATTAAATCCATAACAAACACTGATTGATATTGAGGAGTTCTAAAAACTGTAGCAACATTCAAAGTAGGAAAAATCCAACAATTAAATTCATCGCTCCATATAGGATTTCCTCTATATTTCATTATTTGAGCATTCTTACTTTTTATTAAAGATCTTAAAGCTATATTTCCCATAGCTACAATAACTTTTTTATTTTTTAAAGTATTTAATTCATTTACTAAATCTTCTCTACAAATAAAAATATCGTCATTTTTTACTGCAGTACTTCTAAAATCAATAGGTCTACATTTAAGAGCTGTAGTATAATATATATCAGTAATATCAAAATAAGATGAAATAATTTTATTAAAATATTTACCTAATAATCCAGATAACAACTTTTTAACTTTAAGATCTTCTTCTTCAGCTATCTCTCCTACAAACACTATTGAAGAATTTAAAGATCCCCAACCTTTTAAATAATGTTTTTTATTTTTAACTAAACTACACTTTTCGCATTCCATCTCTTATTTCCTTTAATCGATTAACTAATTTTTCTAAAACAAATATTATCAAATTTTCAAATTGAAATAATTCATAATCTTTCATAATATTATAACTCAAAACAATATTCTTTTTTCCTTTCTTTAATTTAACTTCAGGAATATTTTCTACTTTTCCAAACAAAACTTCAAAATGATTTTTATACATGACTACCCAAATTCTTTTTAGTTGCTTTCTTTTAAAGGAAACAATTAATAATGGAAGTGCTCCTATAGATTTAGCTTCTTCAGTAATTTTAGGTAACCATTCTTCTTCTAAATATATAATTTGGTCTTTTTTATTTTTAATACATCTACTCTTACATTCAACCAATAATGGAAATTTCAAAAAACTAAATAATCCGACTACATCTCCTTTTTCTCCTCTCATAGCTCCTGAAAAAGAAACTCTATGAGAACGCTTAAAAAAAGGCACATCCAAAGTGGTTCCTTCAATTTCAACAAACAATAATTCAATTTCTCTTTCTAGTGAATATCCTTTATTTGACATAATTTTTTAATCCTATCCAATCTATTTTTTTAGAATCTACTAAAATAGTAATTTCAGATCCTTTAGATTCCATTCCTATTTTACGAATACTCCATTCCTTATCTGTTACATTAAAATATTTTCTTAATTCATTTATATCATTTACAATCAAGCTAATCTTACTTAAAAGTTTTCTTTTTTTATTTAAAATTACATATTTAGGTATTTTTGGATAAAATTTCATTAATAAATTTTTTATTTCAATTAATTCATCAGAATTTTTTACTGAAACTTTAATTATAGTTAATTTTCGTTTCATTGTTACTTCCTAAACTAAATCTAATTATTTTATGACCTTCTCTAATAACTTCATCCTGATGTGTTATCAAAATAATTTGCTTTTGAAACTTTTCACTAAAAATTCTCAAAAACTTTGCAAAATTTTCCCTATATTCTTTACTAACATGTTTTCCAACTTCATCTAATATTATAGGAAAATCAATTTTATTTAAAAGAATTAAAGAAAATCTTAATAAGACTCCCACTATATCTTTCATACCTCCTGCTTCACCATCCACTACATCAATAAAGGGAACATTTTTATTATATCTAACTAAAAAATTCATTTCTGTCTTATTCCATTTATAAGTTAGATCAATTTTAAATTCTAAATTAGAATTATTAAAAATTTCTCTTAATCCCCAATTTACAATCTCTTCTGTAAATAAGACTGCCTGTTTTCTAATTTCTTCTTGAGATTTTAACAAACAATCTCTTACTTCTTCCAAAACTTCTTTTTCTTTTTGTAAATTTTTTATTTCTTTCTTTAAATTAGCTTTAGACTCTACTAATTTATTTTTTTCAATTACTAATTGTTCTAATTTAATTTTGATAATCTCTAAATTCTTTATCAAATTCATTTTTAATATCCTCAACTTTCTTTAAAGCTTCTTCATACATTTTATCAATTTGTTCATTAGTTATATCTTCAGGTAATGAATTTTCTTTTATCAATTTATTTAATTCATTCCTTAAATTATCTAATTCAACTTCAAGTTTAGTTTTCTTTAAAACTAAATCTTCAATTTCTTGTTTTAATTTTTTAACTCTTTCAAACATATTTATCAATCTCCTCCTTAATTAATTTATTAGCTTCTTCACTTATTTTTAATTTTTCTCCTACTCCCAGTATTATATCTTTTACTCTAAAATTACTAAAATCTACATCTATTTTTTTATCCAAAAAATTAAATTTTTCTTCTTTCTCTTTTATAACAAAATCGTCTATCCCACTTTTCAATTTAACTTTTTGATATTTAAATGGATTCATCTCTATAATATATACTGATAATTCAATATCTTTTTCGCTTATTGATCTTCTTCCAATACATCCTGGATTTAAAAAAAGACTTTTCCCTTTATATTCAAAAGGATAATGAAAATCTCCGCATAAAAATAATTTTTTATCAAACAAATCTAATTCACTGCATAAAATGTGTTTAAATGGTAGGGGAGTTGGAGTAACTAAATTATGTACAATATAAACATCTCCAATCCAATCTATTTTATCTATTTGTTGAGGTAAAACAGGAACAAACTTAATTCCTTCTATAAATTTAGGTTTAATCAATAATTCAATAACTTTTGTTAACGAAGTAATATATATAGCACACCTATTCAACGATTCAATATTATTTCCAAACAAATCATGATTACCTGGAACAACATAAAAAGGAATTTTTGAATCTTTTAAAATATCAACTAAATTTGAAATTACTACAAAATCAATATCGTAATCATCAAATAAATCTCCTCCATGTAAAATAAAATCAACTTTATTTTCAAGTGCAATTTCTAAAATTTCTTTTACTTTATTCCATTGATTATTTATATATAATTCAGTTCTAGATGAAGGTATTTTATTTGAAAGATGCCAATCAGTAGTAAACAAAAATTTCATAATCCTTATACAACACTAATATCTTCAATAGGTCGCTTACAAATAGGACAAATTACTCCATTTTTTACTAAATTAACTAATTCATTTTGTTTTTTTGATAAAAGCAAATTTAAATCATTTAATGTAATACTTTTTTCTTTTATACTTTCTTTTAACTCAAATAATTTCTCTTTTATATAAAAATCTAAAATTATTTTTTCATACTTTTGCAAATTTATCAACTTATTAGTTATTTGATTTAACTCTTTTTCTTTGTTTTTTATAAAAGAATTTAATTTTATTAATGCATCTAATGTTTCTTTTTGTTTATTCCATTTTAATGCCTCACTGTACAAAAGTTTAACTTTATTCAATTTTTCTTCAACATCTTTCAATTCCTTTAATTTTTTATCAATTAAACCTAATTCACCTTCCAAAGTTTTAATAGAACCAATTTTTTGATTAATTCGAACTTTTATATCTTCAATCCATCTTAATACATTATTAACTCCTATAGCATTATCAAAAACATTACATCTTTCTAACGACTTACTAAATAGTAAAAAAGGTGGATCATCTTGTGAAGCTATTACAAAATCTTCACCTAAAGAAATCCATTTAAATATTCTTAAAAATTCTTCGGGTAAATCGTTTCCAAAACTTATAAAAGTTTTTCCATTAATAGTTAATTTATTAACAGATTCTCCCTTAACCCACTTAACATCATTATCATCAATCTTTATCTCTATACTTGAAGTTTTAGATCCATGTCTTATAAAAGTCGACTTCCATCTACCAAAAAAGAGCCATTTTAATGCTCTTACAAAAGAAGATTTTCCGCTCCTCGAAGTTCCGATTATACAAGTTAAACCATTACTTAATTCAATATTAGAGGAAACATGAGATTGAAAATTATTCAATTTAACTAATTTTAACATGAGATAAACCTAAATCTTTCTTAAGTTCATCAATTAATTCAGGAGAACTTTTAAAAAAATCTAGCATTTTATCAAAACCTACCCATTTATGATCTTTATAAGAATAAGTATTTCCTCCTAACTTAATTACTTCTTTAGATAATCCATATTCTAAAAGCTCTCTAACTGCATCAATTCCTTTACTATAATACAACAAAGTACTTCCTTCTTTAAAGGGAGTGGCTACTTTATTTTTTTCAACTTTAAATTTTATTCGATGACCTATCTTCACATTATCTTTTTTTATATCACCTCCAGGTTCTTTTCCAACCTTAATCCTAACCGAAGAATAAAATTTTAAAGCACGTCCTCCCGGAGTAGTAGAAGGATCTCCAAACATTACTCCAACATTATCCCTTAATTGATTTATAAAGATAACTACTGCTTTACTTTTACTTAATTTACCTACTAATTTTCTTAAAGCTTGCGACATTAATCGAGCTTGTAGAGCTATATTTTGATCTTCCATTTCTCCTTCTAACTCTTTTTGAGGAACTAATGCAGTTACTGAATCAACTACAATCAAATCAAATAAAGATTCTTCTAAAAACTTTTCTAAAATATTCATAACTTTTTCCAAACAATTTTCTTGCACTACATATAAATCTTCAACTTTTACTCCTAATGTCTTTGCCCATTTTAAATCCAAAGTATATTCAGCATCAATAAATAAAGCTCTACCTCCTAATTTTTGAACACTAGCTATACCTAATAAACCTAATAATGTATTATGCACAACAATTCCATTTGCAACAAAATTATGAAAGAAAGGTACGGTTAAATCCCACACTTCTTCTTTTTCTATTACTTCCAATTCTTTTACTTCATCCAAAATATAATTTCCTAACTCCATTCCCCTCAATAATACATAAAGAGAATTGAATCTATATTTCTCAAATAACTTAAGAAAATCAATCACTTCCCCTCTACTTGCATGTTCTTTATATAAATCTATTTTATAATCTTTATTAATTGACTTTTTAAAATATTCCATTACTCTATGCCCATAAGGAATTATTTCTACATTATTTGAAACAACTATATCTTTACATAACTTACACCATTTATTAAAAATAATCTTAAATTCTAATAGATTTGATCTAATTATAAAAAGAGTATCAAACTCATTTTTTATTAATTTTTTTCTATATGAAACAATTCCTAAATTCAAAAGAAATAATTGAATTATTTTAATCCACTCTTTAGGAAGAGAAAAAAACAAACACGATTCATATAAATTACCATTTGCCTCAATTAAACCTCCTAAAAAAGCAATTACTTGTTCTTTGGGAGCTTTTCTTATTTCAAGAGGAAATTCTTTATCTTTATCATAAGTTTTTCCCCATTCGTAAATCTGCTTTAAAGACTTTTTAATTTTAGTTTTTCCAAAAGTGGATCCCCCTCCTCTCAATAAAATCTTATCTCCTACTTTTAATTTATTAAGGGGAACCCACTCTAATCCTTTCTCTCTTAAAACCATTATCTTTGTAGTTTCTAATGAACCTATTAATTCAAACCCACTTTCAGTAAAAATACGTAAACTTCTTTTAAAACCATCATTATATATATAACTACTTTTTGCATTTACATTTTGAGTTAAGAGAGAGATTTCAAATTTAGAATACTCATTTTTCTTCAAATCAGGTTTCAATTCTTTTAAAGCTAACAATCCATTCTCAGTAAAAACATAAGAATTAGCAGAAATACATTTCCCAGAACTAAATTCCCCATATACCTCCACAAGTCTTCCTCTAGGATAACCTCCAACACCTAGAATATCATCTAAAATAAGAGAACCTGAAGGAATACTCTCAATATTTTCTTTAAAGTCTCCAAGTTTTCTAATTCTTACTCCATAAGAATCTTCAATCTTTTTTAACACCTTATTGAAATCTTCTCTCTTATCCATTTTAGTTCCTCTCTTTAGAAAGGAATATTATCTCTATCTGCATTAATTGTTGGCTTTGGATTAGTATTTTTCCTTAAAGGTAAAACTTTAGTAACGTTAGCATATTTTAATCCTTTTTTAGTTGCAACATGTTCTACTAATACTTTCACTCTCATTCCAATTAAAGAATCTGTATCTATTGAAGAAACTTTATTAACATCAATTCCAAACCCCTTTAATAAGCTCTCTAATTTGGTTCCAGGAGAAAAATTATTTGGAACAGATGCATCAACCTTAACTCCAAAATAATTTTGATCCAAAAGAGAAAACCTAAATCTCACATATGGATAGGTATCTCCTCCACTAAAAGTAGCTATTTCTTCAGCTACAGATTCCAACTCTGCTTCATATTCTCCTTCTGGAATCTGGGGTGTTCCACCTCTTTTTTCTATTATCATATTTCACCTCCTAATTTAATTAAATTACTAATTTTAATTTAAAAAATTTACCCCTTAGAAGAAACCAAATCATTCACTTCTTTGTACAAAGAATCAATTACTTCATTTATCTGTTCTTTAGTTAATTTATCTATTTGAGAGGAAAAAATATGTACATGAAAAATAATACCATTAGGATATTGATTCAAATGAACTACAAAATAAGTATTTTTTCTGGTTACTTCAAACATAACTGCAGGAAATAATTTTCTTTTACCCGTCCAATGAACTCCTCCACTAGGAGTAACACTTACCACATTCTCACCTACACAAAAAGCAGTCCATTTAAAATGTTTTTTTAATTTAGAAATTAATTCTTCGTTAAGTTCACCTTTAATATTTCTTACCATATCTATCCCCCTTTTTGAATTAACTCCATATATCTTTTATTACATTCAGGACATCTCTTTAATAATTCTTTCAAACTAACTTCTTTATCGATTTTTATTCGTCTTATATTTTCTATCATACTTTCTTCTAAAACTTCCATAGGAGTATTATGCTGATAATTTCTATACTTCATTTCTTGTACTAACTCATCATGTCGTTTTTTTAATGATTCTATTTCCAACAAATTATTTTTAATATACCCTTCTAAAGAAGAAACACATTTTTTCTTTATGGTTCCACAAAACATATGTGTTTCTAAATGCTCTCCTAAAAGATGCTTTCTACACATTATTCTAGGATCAACCATCCACATTCTCATATTAATCTATATTCTCCTTAGGCAAATTATCTTCTAAAATATTTTCATCAGAATCTTCATCATCTATTTTTAATTTCCTCTTCAAAGATGGTTCTGGTTTTACATATTTCCCTTCTAAACTTAAACTTACTTGAAACATAGCTCTTTCTTCACTCATTATATAAAGATTCATTCTTAATTGAGAATAAACCCTTTTAACTAAAGATAAAAAAGATTCAGCTAAGAATAAATCTTGTTCTAAAGTAACTAATCTCACTAAATCTTCATTACATTTTACCATAGCCGCAGCTCGTCTACTTTCTACTGATTTTTCTGCTCTAACCGATTCATCTAAAACTAAAACAGAATTAACTTTTTGATCAAACAAGGCTTTTTCTAACTCATACCTACTTTTTATCTCAGCTCTATTTTGAATAGCTATTAGCATTATTTGATGAACTCTAAACATAACCTGTTTTATATGATCCAATACTTTCACAAATTCTTCTACTCCAATAGTAAAAGGATCAGTATCATTTCTTACTTCAATGCTATTTAATTCATTTATATACTTACTATAATCTTCTTTACTTAACATTCTTTCCTCCAGTCAATTTACTCATCACATCTTGATTTCTTAATATATCATTATTTACTAAATTTTCAACTTTTTCTTGCAACATTTTATTAAGCTCATCTAAGTGAGAATCATCTTCTAATTCTACTTCCCAGGTGATAGAAGTAGAAAACTTAAAACTATAATTATCTACCATTATAGTTTTACCATAAGATTTATTTATATTAAGTACTTTGATTTTCATATTTATTTATCTCCTCCACTATTAATTTCATATCTTTATAGTCAATGAAAGATGCAACCCATTTTATATAATTTTCATAAAAATAATTCTGCAACTTTGAATTAAATCTAGCTTTTTTACTACAAAAATAAATCAAAGATTCATTAAAATTTTTTAATTCTTTTTTATTTTCTTTTAAATTTTCTTCTATATATTCATATGAAATTGAATTCAAAACTTTCAGTAATGCATCTTCTTTAGAAATACCTTCATATAAAGATATAAAATCTAATATTCCTCCACCTACATGACAAGCAAAACAATAAAAGGAATTAGTTTTTTCATAAATAGTTAAATTTGGTTTAGAGGTATCATTATGAAAGGGACAAAAAGCTCTATATATATAATCTCCAACTTTCATATAATCTATTTTATATTTTCTCAACAAATCTAATATAGACATATTAAAACTTTTCTCATTCATAATTTTAATACTCAAACCCCTCTACTTTTTACTCCCCAGGTTAATACATGTAATTGAGGTAATACAAATACATCCTTCCAATCTTTTTTAGACATTACCCATTCAACTAATTTTTTATATCTTTGTAATAAAGAAACTTGAGTATCATTTTCATATGTACATAATTGAATATAAAAAGGAACACATCTTCCTAATTCATTATATAAATTTACTAACCATTTCATATCTTCTTTATTATTTATATCTACCACTGGTTTAATTATAAAAGCTTCAAAAAATTTAGATTTTGCTTTAAAATTCTCTACATCAAACTTTTTTGTTTTAGCTGAAGGTGGCTTTGGGGATACAACTACTAAATCTACTACATCTAACCAAGATGGGAAAATACTGCCTTGAGTTTCAACACATATAAAAAATCCATTATTTTTTAAATCACCTATTAATTCATTTAAATCATATATACACGGATTACCTCCAGTTAAAACTACAGTAGAAGTTCCATGTTTTTTTATTTTTCTTATTATATCTAAAGAACTCATTTTTTTATAATTTTTATTATCATATGAATATTTAGTATCACAAAAAGAACATCTATAATCACATCCCCAAAATCTTACAAAACTTACCTTTTTACCAACTAAACAACCCTCACCTTGAATAGTTGGTCCAAATATTTCAACAATATTATATTTATTCATTCAACCTCCTTTTACCATTTTATAGTTTCTGAAGCTTTTACTGAAGAATTTTCATTAGAACTATCATTATTTACTTCCATTCTAAATTCTTTCATATGCATTCTTGAAAAATCTGCCCAAATTGAAAACTTTCCTCCCCTACTAACTCTAGATGCAACAATCGTGGCGGCTAATTCAACTCCATTATTACTATTATTTTCATATAAAGCTTGTCTATCTAAAACTTTCAAAGACATTACTAAATCCACATGACAAGTTAACAAAAAAGATAATGCAATATCTTCAACTCCATATACATCTTTCTCATTATTCTTATAAGCTTCTCTATTCACTTGCATGGCAGTTAATACTGGAAACTTTAAACTTCTAGCTACCTCTCTTAACTCCAAACCAATTTTTGAATAAACCTCCCAAGCTTTTTCACTTTTTGAATTAGTTTTCATTAATCCCATATAATCAATAACAACTAAATCAGGCTTAAATGATAATCTCTTAACTAAACTATAAAGTGTATGAGCAGAAAAATTAACAATATCTACAACATAAAAAATATTATCTCTTTTTGAATCTTCTTCTAATATTCTTTTTAATACTTCCAATTCATCTGGAGAACATAATCCTCTTACTAATTTATCATAAGCAATTCCACTTCTACAAGAATCATATCTATAGATAACCTGGTCTTTTGGTATTTCTAAAGAAATAAATAATACATTTTTTCCTTTTAAATAAGCGTTTATGGCTGAATTTAAAAGAAATACACTCTTCCCTGATTTATTAGCTCCCAAAACAACTACAACCCATCCTTCTTTTAAACCCCAAGTTAAATAATCTAATGTTGGAAAACCAATTTCTACTCCTCTAGTATTGTCAACTTTTCCCTCTTGATATCTAACTATTCTATTTAATGAATCTTTTCCTAAATCAACCTCATCTCCCTTAAAATTAACTTTATTTTCTAATTCGATCAATCTTTCTTTCAATTCCTCTAATACTCCTCTTTTTCCATCTCTTAACTTAGATGAAGCAGAAAACAAAAGCATTTTTAATTGATTTTCTTGATAATGACTTACTAAAAAATCTAATAAAAAATTAAAATCTGAAGTAACTTCTTCTCCATTAAATAAATCTTCTAAAACAATCAAAATATCTTGCTTTCTAAAATCATCCAATTTTGTAGAAGATTCCACAATAGATTTAAGATCTTCTTTAGTAGGTAAGGTTTTATACTTAGCGTAAAACCAAATAATAACTTCAACCAACCATGAATAGGAAGGCTCTATGAAAAAACTTGAATCAATTCCTCTAAATAAAGCTCTATCTAAAAAATTAGAATTAGAAAGTAATTTCTTTATAAAATTCTTTTCTACATTCATATCTTTTCTCCTCAAATCTTTTCTATTTATACAAAAAAATAAAAAAGAATTTACCCCGACTAAGAAAAAAGAAAATTAATTTAAGAAGAGTTAATTAATTTTAACTTCAGGATGATCTTTTAAAAATTCGTCTAATTTATTTATTGATTTCAAAAATTCCACATACAAAGTCAAATAGTCATCAGTTTCATATTCCCATACACGACCTTTACTATCAATAATTGCTTTTTCGCCTTTTGGAAATCTATCATGTAATACATCTTTTGCATAATAATAAGAGGAATATGGGAATTGAGAAATTATAGGTTCACCTTTAGGAAAAGGACCTTTTAAAGCATCAGCTGCATAATGATAGGCAGTATACAAATCTTGTGCCATTACATCTTCACCTTTAGGAAAAGGACCTTCTAAAACATCTACAGCATATCCAAGAGAAGCATCTTTATCTTTAGCAATAATATCTTCAAATTCTGGCTTTAACTTTTCATTAAAAACAAGAGCATAATCTAAAAGAAGAAAAGGATCTTTTATATACTTAATTAAAAAATCAGCTAATTCTCTATTTTTTTCTCTTAATGCATTGTTAAAAGCTCTATCTACTCCTCCCCCCTTTAATAAACTTCCTATATCCATTCCTTTACCTCAGGATGAGCCCTTAAGAATTCATTTAACTTACCTATTGACTTTAAAAATTCAATATACGCATCCAAAACAAATTCATCATCTTCTAAAAGATCACTAGTTGATGGCTTAACCTTACTACTAATAATTGCTTTTTCGCCTTTTGGAAATCTATCATGTAATACATCTTTTGCATAATAATAAGAAAAAATTGCAGATTTAGCAATAGCATCTTCTCCTTTTTCAAATCTACCTTTTAATACATTTCTGGCATAATTATAAGCAGTATATGGATTGGTAGCAATTACGTCTTCTCCTTTTGGAAAAGGTCCATTTAAAACAGTCATTGCATAATTATAAGAACTGAGAGAGTCTTGGACTATTATATCTTCCCATTCGTCTTTAACTTTATCTTTAACTATTTTTTTAGCATAATTATAAGTTAAATCTGAATGTTTAACAATCGGAATTAAAATTTCTACCAAATCTTTATTTTTTTTATCATCAATTAATTTTTCCAAAAAACTTTTTACTTTATTAACATCTTTTAATATGTCACCTATATTCATAATTTTACCTCCTTAAATTTTTTCTCAAATATTTATAAGCTTCATTAATAGCATTATATGAATCTTCTACATAACTATCTCCTTCTCTATCAATTAATATTTGCTCATAATCATCTAAATACTCTTTTACCGCTTCTAAATCCTCTCTACTCAACTTAGATAATATTCTAGAAGGTAATTTATAATCATATGTGGATAAAAGAACAACCAATAATACTCCCCACTCCCTACTTGTTCTATCAAAATCATAATTAAAAAGAGGTAAAATAACTTGATCTACCCATTCTTTATTAGTTCTAACTAAATGTTCTATTAATGGATTATAACTAAAAAAGTTAGCTATTACCTTAACTATTTCATTTATATAAGTATCTCCCCAATCTTTAAGAAAAGAATTATATTTTCCTTTCTCTATAACATATTCTAAATACTTTTCAGGTGCAGAAAAGGTTGAATCAAATAATTTAGATTCAAATTTAATTGGAACTCTTTCTCCAAGCTTATCTACATACTCATAATAAAGAATAGGTAGAACATGGGGAAGAAGTAAATCTGCTAACTCTTTATTTCCTCTATCTACTGCCTTACTAAAAAAATCATTTAATTTTTCAGGGTTCTTTAAAAGATCAGATATTTCAATCTTTCTTTCATCTTCAATTTGATCTTGTTTTTGATCCGACCCTTGATCTTCCATAAATTCATCATATTTACCAATCTTTTTCAAAAAGTTGATATAGAGTTGATATATATAAGGATCTTGTTTTATAATTTCCTCAGCCTCAGGAACTCTATCTTTTACTGCTTTTGAAATATATTCCCAAGCATAATAAGGATTTACTAATACTATAAATTCAACAGATTGTGGAAGACGTTGATTAAACATTAATGCATACTTCAATAATAAATCTGGATTACCTATTAAATTTTGTTCAATTAAACTATCTGCTACTTCTTTATTTTTATTTTTAAGCGCTTCTGCAAATTCCATTTCTGGCGTCATATTATTCTCCTTTTATCAATATTTATTTCATTTTCTATCTTTTTCATAAGAAAAATCAATATCGACAAACCCAAAACTTAAACAAATTTTCTATACTCTGGATACTTTTTCAAAAACTTTTCTAATTCGCTATTATCCCCTTCTTCGTAAGCATTATAAAGCTCTACTTCAAATGCATCTCTTATTTTCTCTGGATGATCTTTAAGAAACTCATCATCTTTTCCAATTAATTTTAAAATTCCATAATATTTTCTAAAATAAGGATTACCTAACTCAAATATAGTTGGTTCTAATTTTGGAAATCTTTCTCTTACAAAATCAATATATTCTAAAACATCATGTGGATCCAAATCCATATGAGGATCAAGAGAAACAAAATCTTTAAATACCTTACCTTCATATTGGGGTGACAATCTTTTTTTAGTATGAAAAGCATAATTAATTAGCAATCTAGAACTAGTCACAAAAGGTAAAAGTTTTTCTGCCTCATCATATTCATCATTCATCAAAAGATTTTCAAACACTTTATTTAATTTTTCTGGATTTTTCAATAAATCACCTATATTCATAATTTCACCTCCAAATGATCTTTTAAAAATTCATCTAATTTATTTATTGATTTCAAAAATTCAATATACAACGTTAAATAATCTACTGATTCATATTCTTCTATTTGACCTTCACTATCCATAATTGCTTTTTCGCCTTTTGGAAATCTATCATGTAATACATCTTTTGCATAATAATAAGAAAAAATTGCAGATTTAGCAATAGCATCTTCTCCTTTAGGAAATGGTTTATGTAAAACATAACGAGCATATCGATAAGCTGAATACGAATCTTTAGCAATAGTATCTTCTCCTTTAAGAAAGGGACCTTTTAAAATCTCTTTAGCATACTCATATGAAAAATTATCATCTTTACTAATAGCATCCTCTCCCTTTGGAAAAGGTCTTTCTAAAACTTCTTTAGCATACTTATATGAAAAAACTGCATTTTTACTAATAACATCTTCCCCTCTTAAAAAGGGTCCATTTAAAACATAAAGTGCATAATTATAAGAACTAAAAGAATCTTTAGCTATTATATCTTCCCATTCGTCTTTAATTTTACCTTTAATTATTTTTAATGCATATCTATAAGTCAAATGAGGATCTTTAGCTATGGGAATTAAAATTTCAGTTAATTTTTTATTTCCATTTTCAAGTACTTTTTCTAATAAACTTTTAGCTTTAGATGGATTTTTTAACAAATCTAAGATATCCATTTTTCTACTTCTGGATAATCTTTTAAAAATTCGTCTAACTTATCTATCGACCTTAAAAAATTAACATACGAAGTAAAACAAGATTCTCCATCGCCACCCCAATCATTATCAGGATTTTCAATTTCACTCCTAATAATTGCCTCTTCTCCTTTTTTAAATCTATCATTTAAAACATTTTTAGCATAAGATAATGCAAAAGGAGCTTCTGTTGCAATTGCATCCTCTCCTTTAGGAAAAGGACTTTTTAAAACATCTCGTGCATACAAAAAAGCATAATACGAATGCTTGGATAGAGTATCCTCTCCTTTAGAGAAAGGTCCTTTTAAAACGTAATTGGCATAATTAAAAGAAGTAGCTGGATTTTGAGCAATAATCTCCTCCCACTCGTCTTTAATCTTATCTTTGGCTATAATTTGGGCATACTTACAAGTTAACCATGGATCTCTTACTACCGGAATTAACATTTCTGCTAATTCTTTATTTTTTTCATAAATAGCATCTTCCAAAACTATCTTTGCTTTACTAGGATTTTTTAACAAATCTAAGATATCCATTTTTCTACTCCAAGATGATCTTTTAAAAATTCATCTAATTTACCAATCTTTTCAAGAAATTCTACATATTTATCTAAATAATACTTATCTTTAATAATAGTTTCCTCACCTTTTTCAAATCTGTCTTTTAAAACATCTTGAGCATAATAATAAGAATAAGAAGCCAAAGAAGCAATTGCATTCTCTCCTTTAGGAAAAGAACCTTTTAAAACTTTATAAGCATAATCAAAAGAAGTACATGGATTTTGAGCTATTGTATCCTCTCCTTTAGGAAAGGGTCTACGTAAAACATGCTGTGCATAATCAAGGGAAGCATATGGATCTTGGACTATAATCTCCTCCCATTCGTCTTTAATTTTACCTCTAACTATTTCTTTGGCATAAATATAAGTTAAATATGGATGTTTAACAATTGGAATTAACATTTCTGCTAATTCTTTATTTTTTTTAATAATAGATTCATTCAAAACCATTTTTGCTTTACTAGGATTTTTTAATAAATCACTTATATTCATATTTCTCTACTATAATAAATCAAACCTTACAAACTATAATGTTTCAAAAAGTTGCAATAATTTCATTTCTTTTTCCAAATTATATTTCCTAACTCCAACATTTTTTATTTTACTTTTAATCACTTTTAATATCTCCCTAACTGAAATTGAATCAAATGTATAAATATAACATACTTCATAATCATCCACAACCAATCTACCTTCAATATTTAAAGGAATCAAATCATCCAAAGAATTACTTTTAAATAAAATCTCATCTTCAAAATTTTTTATTGTAAATTCCATTTTACCTCTCTAACTTCAAACTTAACTTCTTCAAATATCTTCTTTCGCTTCATTGCATGCTTTTTAAAATATTTATGATGATAATCAAATATATCAATAACCCATCCTTCATTCTTACCATCAACCTTTCTAGTCACCCTCCCAGCTAATTGAAGAGCATCAATACCACTATCTTGAGCTTTGCCGGAAATGAGAACATCTAAAGTAGGAATATCAATCCCCTCACCAAAAACAGTAGTGCAAACAACACATCTAATCTCTTTTAAATTTAACTTTTTAATAATCTTCTTTCTTCGTTCACTTTTATCACTACCTTCCACAAACTCTACCTCAGGATAAAAAGATTTAATCTTTTGAGTTAGTATTTTCCCATGATCTACTCTAGATACTGCAACCAAACATGATTTACCTGTAGCTAAAACTCTTTTTACAGCTTCCACAATCAAATTGTTTCTCTTTTCGTTCTTTTCAATTGCTTCTTCATAAATTTGACTATAAGTTAAATCATCCCTATACATCCTATTATCATGAAAAGGAATAAAGAAAACTTTAACCGGAACTAAATAACCCATTTTAGTTAAATCATTAATACTAAGATTATAGTATATGGGGGCTAAATAAGCTTCAAGTAATAAATCCATTCCATCCTCTCTAAAACTTGTTGCTGAAACTCCAAATCTAAAATAAGCATTCTTCAAATGTTTCATTATTTCTACCATTGTGTTACACGGCAAATGATGACATTCATCTACTAAAACCATCTCTACCTTGTCTAATTCTTTTTCATATTTCTTAACATCCAAAGCTTGCATCATCGCAATAGTTATATGTCCCCATTCAACATTTCCATCTCCTACTATACCTATCAATGGCTTACGAGAACCTTTTCCACGCAAATTTGTCCTAAAAGTTTCTTCTAATTGATACATCAATTCTTGACGATGAACTAATACTAAAGTGGGAATATTTAAACGAGAACATAAACCAGCTAAAATTAAGCTTTTTCCTCCTCCTGTCGCAATCTGAATTATTCCTCTCTGTTTTTGAGTTAAAATTTCTATTGCTTCTTCTTGGTAATCTCTAAGGTGAGCTCTTAAGTATAAGGGTCTATTGTCAAGTTTTGGTTTCTCCCTTAAATCATTTATCCTAAATTCGTATCCCATCTTATTCAATAAATCTATCACTCGGCGAATACATCCAGTAGGAAAAACTTTTCTTTTAATTGAAAATAAGTGTTTCTTTCCATCCCAAAAATAATTAATCTTGTTACGTGCAAAAAATGCACCTGGAACTTCTATTGCTAAAGCATCATCTATTATTTGAGTAACTAAAGTAGGTGCATTCTTTATAAAAGTTTCTAAATTAGTTACTTCTAATTCTATCATAAGTTTAAAAAAAAATTAATACAAATTTCTAAAGAAGTTTTTGTCCCTCGAGCTGTTTTGCTGTTCGATATCGATTATCGATTAATCTTTATCTTTAATCTTATATCTTTAGTTTTATCTTTAGATTAATTATTTATATTAATATTAAAAAAAAAAAGTTTAATCTTAATCTTATATCTTTAGTTAATCTTTAATCTTATATCTTTAGTTTTATTATATTTATTATTAATCTTAAGAGTTTTATTATATTTATTATTAATCTTAGTTTATTATTTTTTTATTATTATTATTATTATTTTTCTTTTTTCTTTTTTTATTAGAAGCTTTTTTTCTTTTTTCTTTTTCAAGGTCTCTCCTCTATCTTAGAAATCAACCACTCATTGTTCTCTTTATAAGCTTCCTCTTTAACCAAATCAATTAAATCCTTTCTATTATTCACATAATCCCACAATTTATCATCCTTATATTTGATAGCATAATGAAATAAAGATTCTTTAGGATATTCTACTCCTTTATCTAAAAAAAAGTAAACTAAATCTAATTTTTTGTAAAACAAGGCATTATCCATTAAATTTCTAACTATATACCAATCCGATTTATAACTATCCCACTTTTCTTTTATTGCTTTAAAATCTCCAATTAAGAAAAGATAATTTAAAAATTGATAAAACTTTATATTTGCCATTATTTTCACTCCCAATGTTTATCAATATTGATTTTCTTAATAAAAATCACTTATGACAGACATAAATCAATTATTAGAAAAATATAAATCTTTGGGAGAAAAAAAAGTTGAATTAGAAAACCAAATATTAGATATAGAAAGCGAAATATTGGATGCTCAATATAACATTTTAAGAAAAGATGAAGTTTATCTAAATATAAGAACTGATAGAGAGAGAAATCTATATATGGAAACTTCCTTAAAGGAATTAATACAGAAAAAATTACGAATAAAAAAAGAATTAAATGTTATTAACAACTCCTTAAACTATTTAGAAAAAGTTTTAAATTTTTACAAAGAAATAAAACAAAAGTAATTAATGAAAATTTTAAAAAATATACCTAAATTTCGATTTATTACCTCTCGTAATCATAGTCTAATTCCAATTTTTGTTACCTTTCCTGATTTCGATAATTTACCTAAAGTTAATGAAGGAATTTATATTTACTTTAATAATGGAAAACCTTTTAAATCTAATCCACTCTCACATTCTTTTTTCATAGATTTCGGAAATACTTCAAAAATAAAGTTACCCACTAATATAATAAAAATAACTACTCCATTTATCATTAATATTGAATTTAAAATAAAAGAAAGAAAAAGTCTTATTGTTAATGGATTGGTTACTAATGATTATTCCTATCATTCCTATCAAAATTTTAATTTTTTGGTTTTTCCAAAACTTGAGAAAGATTTAATCATCAATAAATCACTCATCTACAAAAAAACAAAACTTTATCTCTGTTCTACTTTTCTAATTCAACCTACTTATAAACTATATCATATTCCCCTATTTGATTTCTATAAAGCTCACGAAGTACTTTCTTTTAAAGAATACTTAATAACGTGGGATTTAAAAGATTGGTCATCTAAAACTCTTATACTCATCTCTTAAAATGATTTGAGGGGGAAATTAAGTGCAAAATTTTTTGTAATTATAGTATGAAAAATAAAACTAAAAAATTTAAAGCACTTGAAAAAAATAACCTAAATGAAGTAATAAAAGATATATTCAATATCGTACCTACGTTGGAAGTTTATAGAGGAGTTGATTTAGGTGATAAATTAATTCTAAATTCACTCACTTATTCGAATGCTAAGTGGGATGATCTTTATGTGGTATATGATGAAAGCAAAATTAAATGCATTAATAAATTAATTAAAGAAATGAATAAAATAAAACTCAAAATTCAAAAAATTCTTTATGAACCTACATTTAATAATAATCAGAAAAAAGAAAGCTGAAAGATATTTTGTCACCACTAGCTGGTGGAAAGCTTTAACGTTTTGGATTAAAAATATAGATATAACTTTTCCAAAAATAAAAGTAATTAGATATAAAAGTTAATATAAAGGAGGAAACATAATGAAAAATCACACTTTCCATAAAAATCAACATAAATTTATGGCTCCTGAAATAATCCACGATTTTGCTCAAATTGTTGCTCAAGTTATAAAAAATAAAGTTGCCAACGGGATGACACTTCAAAAAGCTACAAAAGAGACATTTGATGAGCTTAATCTTATTAATAAAGTAATTCAAAAGCTTGCCCTCCATTATATTAATTTGTCTAAATCAACTCCTTCTACTCCCAGTTTTAAATCTTTAAACTATAGACACAATCTTCTTATTATTTGGGGAATGAGGATAATTTTTGGTATATTTTTTGTATTAATTATAGTGATGTTTATAAGAGGAGTAATTTAATGGGATGGAAGAAAATAAAATATATTAAATGGAAGGTAATTATATTTTTAATACTCATAAGTTTTATACTATCATTTATTAAATATAAAAAAGAGATTGAAGGAACAGTTATAGAAA